CTTTTCCTTTCACCAGGGGAAGGACCAAAACCCCCCGGAAAACGTATTTTAGCCCCATGAAAGAGGAACTAGCGCGCTGGGAGCGCATCAAACTGGAGTGCGAAAAGAGCATCGACACGCACGGTGCCATACTGGAAGCGGTAACCGACCGCGGCAAGCCAGTGCTGCGCAAGAACCCAGCAATCGAAACACTGCAAAAGGCAACGCTTGAAATTGAGAAACTGCGAAAGACCTTGAGCGATGGACTCGACCTGGACTGAAAATATAATCGAGCGGTACTGCGTACTCACCGAAGACGCGGGAGCAGGCAAGCCGGTACAGCTCATGGACTGGCAACGCGGGCTAATCCGGGATGCGGAAGGTAAGCGCATGGTATGGCTGGAAATCCCGCGTAAGAACGGGAAGTCCGCGTTTATTGCCATGCTCGCCATAGCTCACCTGCTTAAGGGGTTTAAGGACGGCACTAACCCGCAGGTAATCCTAGCGGCAGCAACCAGGGAGCAGGCAGGTATTTTGTTTGGCTACGTCCGGAACATGATTCTTCTAAACCCGCAGCTGCAGAAAGTACTCGAGCCGTTCCGAAAGGAAATACGTTTGAAGGGGAAGCCGGGCTACCTAAAGACAATTACCAGCGACGGCGGAAGTAACCATGGACTAAACCCGTCACTAATCCTTTGCGACGAAATCCACAGCTGGAACGAGGTTAAGGGACCCGAACTATGGGAAGCCCTGCGCACGTCCATGGCCGCACGACCCAGCCAAATGATAGCCATTACCACGGCGGGCAGCGCGTACAGCTTCGCCCACAAGTGGCACGAGTATGCACAACGCGTAGCGGAGCAGCCCGAAATTGACCCAAGCTGGCTTACGATTATTTACGGAGCCACCGACGAAGAGGACCCGCACAGTCCCGAGGTATGGCAAAAGGCTAACCCGTCCCTGGGTATAACGGTAACGTACCAGTACCTAGAGGAGTTAAGCAACACGGCCAAACACGACGAGCCGACGCTGCTTTCCCTGCGTAAGCTGCACCTAAACCAGTGGGCAGGTAGCGCGCAGCCGTACATAGAGCTGGGTAAATGGCTGAAATGCCAGGGCGGCAAGCCAAAAACACTAGACAAATGGCGGTGCTTTTTGGGGGTTGACCTTGCCGCGGTAAACGACTTTACTGCCTACGCGGTGGTATATTTTAACGGCGAACGCTTCTACACGCAACAGTATTACCAAATTACCGACCACGCCATGGGTAAGCGCAAGCAAAAGTACCCGAACCTGGTGCGCAACTGGATTAAAAACGGCAGCCTGGACGTGGTGAAGGGCGAGGTAACGACTACCGAACATCGCATAGCCATGATAGAGCAGATTATGGAACAGCACCCGGTTGAAGGTATTTTCTTTGACCCGTGGAACGCGGCCGAAACGGTGGAGCGCCTGCGCAGTAAATACGGGAAGCAGTTTTGCTGGGAGGTGCGACAGTCGGCGCTTATGGTAAATGAACCCATGAAGCTGCTTTATCGCATGGTCACCACCAAAGGGCTCACGCACGACGGCAATCCTATTACGGCGTGGATGATAGCGAACACCAGCCTGCACATCGATAAAAACGACAACTGGACCTTTCAAAAGGACAAAGCCCCGGACCGTATCGACGGCACAGCCGCTTTAATTACGGCTTTAGCAGGATATGTACACAATGCTTCAACTGGCATGAGTACATATGAAGAAATGGACCTAATTTTTGTATAACTTTGTATTTGGTATGGCATGGTATGACCGCATAACCCGTAGCGTTTCGGGTATTATAAACCCGAAGCCCTGGCTTTTAAGCCTTTTCGGCGGCAGCTCCACGCTAGCGGGCGAAAACGTAAGCAGCACTAACGCCCCAAAGGTATCGGCTGTTTACAGCTGCGTGAATCTAATCAGCTCAACGGTAGCATCAATGCCGTGGAACTTGTACCGCGAAACGGAGCAAGGGCTTATTTACCAGCCGGGCCTGCTTAACGACCTGGTAAGCCGCCGCCCGAACCAGGCTTACAACAGCTACGATTTCCGTAAAGCGTTTATGGGTCAGCTTTTGCTGCGTGGAAATGCCTACATTCTGCCTATGCGTAGCGGTAACGCGCTAGCTGGCCTGGAGCTAATCGACACCGACCTGGTTACCCTGGACACCACCAGCGGCAGCCTCGTCTACCGTGTATACCTAAACAACGGTATCACGATGAACCTTACGCCCGACCAAATCATCCACCTTAAGTACTGGACCCTGGACGGCATTAACGGAGTTAGCCCGGTCGCTTACGCGAAGGAAATCATCGGTACGTCAATGGCAGCAACCGCACACATGGGCGGTTTCTACGGTAACGGTGGTATGCCTAAAGGCATTCTACAGCTGCAGGGCACCATTCGCGACGCGGACCGCGTTAAGCAAATCGGCCGCCAGTTTGACGAGCTGAACAAGGAACATAAGGGGCGGACCGCCGTGCTGACTGAAGGCGCGGAGTACAAGCCGGTAGCCGCGAATTTTCAAGAATCGCAGCTTATCGAGAGCTTACGTTTTAGTGTTGAGGAAATTTGCCGCTTGTACTTGGTCCCCCCGCACAAAATTGGCCACATGGAAGGCGCAGGCTACGCCAACAGCATCGAGGCGCAGAACGCCCAATTTATCAGCGACTGCATTCGTCCGCTGGTCGAGGTAATCGAAATGGAGTTCACGAACAAGCTCCTCAACGGAAACCGCCGCTTTCAGCTGGACATGAAATCGCTTATGCGTGGCGACATCGCCACCGAGGTACAGCGTAACGTAAGTTACTGGAACATCGGCGCAATGAGCGCAAACGAAATTCGCCGCACGGAAGGCCTACCCCCAATCCCAGGCGGCGACGAGTACAACAAGCCTATGCATATGGCTAGTAATGATCAAAACAATGGAGAAGGAAATTCGGACGCAAGCGATTCCAGCGACGGACAGTAATACCGTCGAGGGTTACGCGCTTAACTGGAACGAGTACGACATGGGCGCTTTTGTTGAGCGCATCGAGCCGGGTGCCTTGGGCGACCTGCGCAGCTACGACGTACACGCCTTGTACAATCACAACTACGACCAAGTGCTAGCGCGGTCGAAGTACGGCGAGGGCACCCTGGCCCTGGAGCAAGACGACAACGGGCTAAAGTTCCGTTTCGACCTGCCCGAAACCACAACCGGAAACGAGGTACGCACCCTGGTAGCCCGCGGCGACGTGGATCAAGCCAGCTGGGCCTTTACCGTAAAGAAAGAACGCTGGGAGAACGTCCGCAGCGAAAAGCCCGTGCGTATCATTGAGGCAATCGGCGAAATGTACGATATTAGCCTTACGCCGCGCGGAGCCAACCCAACTACGTCCGTAGCACTACGGTCGCTAGAAGAAGCCCTAAAGGCTGAACAACCCGAACAATTAACCCAAAACCCCGAACCCGTGGAAAATCACGAACAAGAGGCAGAAGTACGCGCTAACGCTTTCGTTGACGCGTCTGCTGTGCAGGGCAAGCTTTCCAAGTCGGAAGAGCGCAACCTTGCCAAATTTAACCTTATCAAGGCCATCAACGAAGCCCGCGCCGGAAAATTGACTGGCGTAGAAGCCGAAGTTAACCAGGAAGGCATGAACGAAAAGCGCAAGCTTGGAGTAGACGTGCGCGATATGCACGCCGTTAACCTGCCCGAAATGTTTACCAAGCGTACCCAAACCGTAACCGGTGGTACCAACGGTAACCTGGGTGGCGACTTGGTTTTCACCGACCCAGCTCGTTACATCGACTTTCTTTACCCGAATACCCCGCTTTTGCAGCAAGTTTCGGTAGCTGAAAACCTGGTTGGTAACGTATCGTTCCCGCGCCAAACCGCTGCCTACTCACTGAACTGGAAGACGGAAACCGGAGCCGACACTGCTCAAGACATCACGTTCGACAACGTAGTTATGAGCCCTAAGCGTGCCGTAATCACTGCTTCTATGTCTAACCAGCTTCTCCGTCAAGAGTACAGCCGTGGCATCGAACAGCGTATCATCAACCAGCTGAACCTTTCGTTCAACAAGGGCATGGAAGACGTTATCCTCAAGGGTACCGGAACCAACAACCAGCCTACTGGTATTTACACCGCTTTGGACGGTCAAAAGCTGACCATCGGCGCCATTGACTACGCCGACCTTATCGCTTTCGAAAGCGCTTTGGCTAACGCCGACGCTTTGGCTGGTAACCTGGCTTACGTTACGCACCCCGCCGTATTGGCCAAACTGAAGCAGACCAAGCTCGACGCTGGTTCGGGCCGTTTCCTCGTTGAGGGCACGCTGAACCCAGTTATGACCGCCAACGGTTACAACATCCTTTCGACCACGCTTTCACCGAAGTACACCACGCCGGACCCCGACGAGTACGGTATGGTATTCGGTAACTGGAGCGACGTGCAGGTAGGATTTTGGGGCGGTGCTACCCTTATGGTAGACCCCTACACGAACATGAAATCTTCAATCGTAGAAATCTACCTGGAGCGCTTCATGGACGTAGCCGTATTGCGCGACGCATCTTTCGCTTTGGCAAAAGACATCACGATTTAAACATGGTAACGGTTAGCAGTTATACTCCAATTACGGTAAACCTTACCGAATTGAAAAGTTTTTGCCGCGTAGACGGGAGTGCAGATGATGCACTCCTAACTATGCTTTTTAGCGCAGCGGTAGAAGAGTTTAACAGCTACACCGGCTACCGTTTAGGTTCTACAACTGTAACAGTGGACACCACGGGGGAAGCGAGCTATACGCTCCCCCTGGGTCCGGTTACGGCTATCACTAGCGTTACGGCGTACGACGACGAAGGCAACGCCACCACCTTGGCCCTTTACACGGATTACGATTTCATCAACACCGTAATCACCCTGGATGAGGTACCCCCGCGTATGCGGATTATCTACACCTGCGGCGATACCAACCCGCCCGCAGATATCAAACACGCGCTGTACCAACGCGTTAAATTTGGTTTCGACTACGGCGACGACTTACCGTACAATACAAACCGCTTCTTTGACCGCCTAGCGTTCCGCTACCGCCAAAACTTTAGCTAATGCTTGACCTGCGCGTAGAGCTTTTTCAGCCGACGGCTATACCCAACAATAGCGGCCAGGTCATCAAGTCCTGGGCCAGCGCGGGTACATTCTACGCGGGCCGCGAAGTATTGCCGCAGGCCGGAAGCGAGGCTATGCCCTACGACCAAATGACCAGCTCAGCGGTGTACACTTGGCGCTTGCGCTTCGGAAACCCAGTGCGCCCCAACTGGCGTCTAGTTTTTGGCGAAGAGGACTACGATATAATCAGCGTCGTGCCCGAAGGGCGTCGCCGTTATTTGCTGGTTAAAACCCGACTGCGGGACAATGGCACGCGGTAACACCGTCTACCTGCGCAGCGAAAGCGGACGCGTAGAAGATTTCGACCAGTTCCGCAAAAAGTTAAGCAAATTAGCCACCCCCGAAAATTTGCGTTTTAAGGAGCTTCGGGCAATACTTAAGCGCGAAGCACAGCCCATAGTTCAAAAAGCCCGCCTAGAGGCTTACAATAGCCTTAAAACGAAAGGCAGGTACCGGAACCGAAAAGGTGAAACGGTAGAGAAAAACACGAAAGGCGCTTTTTACAATTTGTACCGAAGCATTGATTCGTTCGCCAACAAGGGAACGGTCAAGGCTTACGTCGTAGTCGGCCTGCGCAGCAAAGACAAAGACGGGGCGTACTATGCGCCATGGCAGCTTTTCGGTGGCACTAAAAAGCGGTTCACCGCCAAACGCTTTATAGATAAAGCAGTTAACGACACGGCCGTAACTGAAAAAGCGCAGAAAGTTATTACTAACTTTGTACAAAAGCGGATAAAACAGCACCTGCGGTGAACTACTTACAGTACATATACGACGCGGTTAATGCCAGCACGGCAGTGCCAGTGTATTCGTACGCAGCCCCGCAGGGCGTAGCGCAGGATTTTATAGTAATTCGGATGAACGGCATTGACGTTACCGAAACCAAAGACGAGTACAAAGCCGAGCGCGTAGCGGCTACGCTTTTCATGCACTTTGCTAACGCTGACACGGCCCAGGCACAGTTAAGCCAAATACGCCACAACCTGCAACACTACCCGCGTGTTATGCAAATGTACGAGCAGTACGTCGAGGGCGACCTAGGTACGCTTGAGGGCGAGGACTGCGCAGCCGAGCAAATGGGCGTAGCAGCCGAAACAACTTTTACCCTGGCCTACATGGACGGGGCACAATTTTTCTACAACGAAGACGACGAAACCGTTATACTAGCGGCAGATTTCACATTCCTAATTAATTACTAAAATGGCTACATTAAGCGGCGGCGAAGTTCGCCTATTCATGAGCGTGGACGGCGGAACGACCTACAAAGCGTTTGCGTCGGAAACCGAAACCAGCTTCGAGATGAACGCGGAAACGCGCGAAACCACGAGCAAAGACGCGGCAGTATTCCGCACCTACGTAACGAGCGCTAAGACCTGGAGCATTTCCGGCAGCACCATTCTCGACGACGACAGTTCAACCGCATGGAACGCAGACGAGCTTTACGCCAAGGTTGGCGATATTGTCAAGCTTCGCATCACGCAGGTAGCGGCCGGCACGGTTACCCCCGTAACTGGCGAAACCAAAATCGAAGGCGACGCTATTCTCACGCAGCTTTCGGTATCAGCTCCGGACAAAGACAACGGCAGCGTATCGTTCAGCCTTAGCGGAACGGGTGCCTGGACTGTAGGAACCAACTAATAAGCAAAGCGATGGAAGGGAAAAAGTTTACGCTGGGGGCAGCGCTTCTGTTTGAAGAGGTATCGGGAAAAACCGTTACCGACATGGGAAATCTTGGCCTGGCAGACATGCTAGCCATGCTTTATGCTCAAGAATTTTGGGACGTGAACGGACGGCCCAGCTTCGACGAGTTTAAGGCTATGGCAGGGACTTGGGATATTTCCGAACTTACCCAGCGGCTTAACGGCCCTTTTTCCCAGCCGGCGGCCCAGTAGACGTACTGGGTCAGCTGGTGGGGCGTCTAGGCATAGCGCCTAGCGAAGCTAAAGGGCTGACGTTGCGGGAGCTTGAATCCATAATGAAACATGGGCTTGAGCATGAAAAAAACAACTGGCGCCGGTTTCGGTGGCTGGCCACGATATTAGTAAACATAAGCGGCAAGACCATGAAGAACACAATGGTCGAAACTGACTTAATGCAATTTGAAGACGAACAAAAAGTAAGCAGCTTACGAAAGCTTTTAGACAGCTATGGCAAACGACGTAACCAGTAAGGTAATACTTGGGCTAGACCCCAGCGAGTTTCGCCGTGGGATACAGCAGGTAGACGCCAAGCTCAAGGAAACCAGCAAGCTGTTTAGCAATCTTGGGCAGGTTATTGGCGCCAGCTTTGCCGTAGCGTCCATACAACAGTTCGTAAGCGAAAGCATTATTTTAGCACGCCAAGCCGAAGGCGTTAAAAACGCGTTTGATGCGTTAAACAGCCCGCAGATACTAGACAACCTACGCGCAGCCGTGCGCGGAACCGTCAGCGACCTGGAGCTAATGAAGTCGGCAAACCAGGCCGCGGCTATCGGCATTGAAATGAACGACCTGGCCAAGGTAATGGCCTACGTTTCAAAGTACGCACGCGCCACGGGTCAAGACATGCAGACCCTAATGAGCGACGCCACGCTTGAGCTTGTGCGTCAAACGGGTTTGCGTTTGGACCAGTTAGGTATTTCGCTTGTCAATGTGCGCGAGCGCATGAAGAAAACGGGCGATTTTACAAAGGCCGTACTGGCGGAAATGGCCGAAAACACCAAAAAGTTCGGCGACGAAACCGAAACAGCTGCCGAAAAGCTAGACCGACTTACGGCCACCATTGAGAACCAAAAGACGGCTTTGGGCACAAAGCTTTTGCCGGTTTATTCGTGGTTCCTTGGGCAGTTTGAGCAGATACTAAACATCGTCCCGCTTGCTGAAGACGCACTAGCGGATTTTCTAAGCACGGCCGCCAAGGTGCCCATGTCGCTTTTAGGCGGCGTAGACCAAGCCAATGGCCAGGCCATGGCTGGCGAGCAGGCATTTTTAGCAAACCGCCAAAAGGCGCTAGCGGCAGCGCTAGCCGGTGGCCAGGGACCGACTACGTTTGGCACGCAACCAGCTAAAGGACCAGTACAAACCCTGGAGCTTTTACGTGGCCAGCTAGCCGACTACACCGCCCAGCTCGAAAAGGCCGAAATTGGCAGCAAGGCTTTTGTAACGGCACAAGCCAAGGTAAGGGAGCTTACCGACGAAATAGCCAGGCTTACCGGCAAAACAAAAGAGTACAACTTTGAGGTACAAAAGCAGGACTACGTAATTGTAGGAAAACGCCTGCGCGAGTTAGGCAATAGCGGTACCCAGGTATTCGAGGGCTTGACCGTTAAGGCTAACGGGTTCATGGAGGCCATAAGCAAAATGCCGGATATCATTCAAAAGCAGGTTATTCCGTCCATTGAAAAAATGCAGTTTGCCTACAATGAATTGAATTCTAGTAGCGACGCCGGGACGCGCCACCGGCAGGAAACGCAAGACCTGAAAAACGCCGAAGAAATGTATAACCGATATGCCGAAATGGTTTCGGGCGCGGCGGGCGTAATGATTGACAGCTGGGGCCAAGCAAAAGAGGCAGGGCTTGATTATTTCGAGGTAATGGCAGCCAACCTAAAGTCGTACCTAGAACAAATTAGCAAGGTCATTTTGCAGACGTTTGTTTTGAGTGCCGTGAGCAGCGCGCTGACGGGTAACCCATTCGCCAGCACATTCGTGCAGAACATGGCGCGAGGTAACTTTAACTTTACCGGAACGGTTAGCGGCTTTGATTTGCTGCTAAACCAAAACCGTAACGAAAGATTAAGAAACAATACTAGGTAATGGCAAGGCAGCGTTTCGCGTGGTCGGATTCCAAGGGCTACACCATTAAGCTTTTTGCCGACACGGACCAAACAAGTTACAACCCGTTTGAGTTTGAAACGGCGGAGTGGTCCGTAACATACGACGCCCAAGACGCCTACGTACCAGGCATAGTGCCTAGCCGTTTCGAGGTGCGGGCACTGCTTTCCACGTTCCCTTTTGCACCAGCGCTCGAGCAGGTGGCCAAAGATTCCGACGGTATTTTCTACATGGAATTGTGGAATGGCTTAAGCAAGGAGTGGAGCGGAGCGATTACCCCAGCGGCTTGTACCATTGAGGTAATCAATGGCGCCAGGGTCATGACTATAATTGCCGCAGACGGCTTTTACAAGCTTGACCTGCCCAGCTCAATGTACACCTTTTCCGGGAACAAACGCCTAATCGTACAGCTGGGGGATATATTCACGCGCCTAGATATAGACCGTTTGTTTGACGGTATAGCGGTGAGCGAAACAACGCGCCAGGGACTTGAGGCATTCCCGTTCCAATACGACGGGCTTTACAACACGCTGTCAAAGCACGAGCTTTTTTATTACGACGAGAACAAAAACTACCGAACCTACCGCGAGGTCATAAATGATATTTTGACCTGCTTTGGTATGCGTATGTATCAAGACAAAGGCTTTATAGTTTTTCAAGACCTTACCAGGGTAAACGACAGCACGTACAGCTTTTACACAATGGCCGGGACGTTTATTTTGCGTCGCGCATTTACAAGCACGCAGACGCTTCCGGTGCTAGCTGGCGGTACCAAAATGTACCTACCGGCCGTTAAGCAGTTTGATATAGTCCACGAGTACGGCAGCACGCAGTTTGCGTACCAGGACACGCTACGCCTGGTTCAGCACACGGTAATTACTGGCACCAGCTCAAACCCCGTATATACGACCGCGCAGGGCATACCCTTGGGCACTTACGTTGGCGACGGTAGTACGCACTTTGACTTTTTCAATACCACAATGCGTACCCGCGCTAGTTACGACGGTGCGTACCATAGTCATTACACCATTGAGTTTAGGCTT